TAAAACCTCTGTATTAGACCTTGTATTCATTTTACTTAGTTTAGCAAAGTCTACAACATCTTTTACATTCATCTTAGCAGCTTCAATTACAGCTTGAGCAGCATCTAAAGTATTCTTAGTGTCTAACTCTTCTTTTTGCTGCATATCAGTTCTTTCCCAATTAGCTTTAATATCTGGATGATTTTTTAACCAGTTATCTGTTAACACATCTCCTTCTATAGATTTATTTAAAATAAAAGAAGCGCTACTTGTAACAAATTGTTGGTCTAATCCATTAACATCTTTTAATTGATGCAATTTTCCAGATGCATCTTTATACTGACTCCCAAGATTAAAATTACTAATCTTGTCATGTTTTCTGTGCTTATACACAATTAAGTTTTTTGTAATCTCCATTTTGCTTTTTATTTAATTTAAGTTAAAAACACCCCCTCCGAAGAGGGGATGAATAATATTTAATTATTTCTAATTATTAGTTTTCAAAAGTGATTCCAGCGTAGTTTTGAGCCCAAGCTTGACAATACCAAACTGTTCCATCAGAAACCACATCCACAAAGTCACCTCTTTTAGCGCCTGTTGCAAATGAAATTTTGGTATTAGCATTAGCATCAGCTACATCAGCATCTGTTGCAGCATTTTCACCTTGAGTTGAACCATATAAAGCACCAACTAATTCATCATCTGCGTGACCTTGCACAATAGTACAAGCAGTTGTTGCGTTATCTTCATTTAATATGAATCTAAAAAATAAACCAGCTTTACATCGAGGTAAAGTAATATCTACTCCAGTTTTCCCAACGAAAACTAAGCTTCCAGATTCTTCTTGTGTTAGAGTTGCATCAGCAGTGTGCGTGATTACATTCTCTAAAATTCCACGAGACTTCAACAAGTAATTTCCACTTGCTGACTTCTCATATTGACGTAAGTATTTTTCTTCAGCCATTTTTTCTATTTATTTATAAGTTTTTTAAAAATTAAATTGTTAATCCAGCAGGCTTAATTACACCGCAAGATTGTGGGTTGCGAACGATTACACCAGACTCAGATAAGATGTGACATTCGAAAGTATCATTCCCGTTTGCAGCCAACATAGAAGATGGGTCGTTAGGGTTAATCATACCAGGAACATATTTCTTAACATAGTTTCTGTTGTATCCTTCAGCGCCTTTAGCGATAAGCTCAACGTTACCAACTCCATCTTGAACTGACATATCCATAAATACCATCAATCCAGAAAGTTGTGCAGTATTAAATCCTGAAGAAGAAATACCTGCAGTCATTGCAGCTACATTAGGGTCATCAAAACATGGGTTGTGTACCAACTTAATTCTGTTACCTAAAGCTTCGTAAGAAGTAAAGTTAGCTCCAACTGATACTTCAGCACCAGATTTAGAAGCAATTAAAGGAGACGCAGCACCCATAGTTGCTAAATAAGCACCCATAGCTTGTTGGAACTGAATCATACCTTGCATACCTGTAAATACCACGTATTCGTTACCAGATGCTTTAAGTGAATTCAATGACAAGTGTCCGATGAATTTCAATAACTCACCTTCTGTAATTCCAATACCTGCAGTAGATAATTGATTAGCAGTAGCAATTTGAGCTAAGATACCATCACCCATAATAGGCATTGAATTAGAACCTAAACCAAACTCAGACTCACCAGTTTGACCTGGGTAAGTAATATCAGAAGTAGGCATAGATGATTTACCAAACCAACGATTCAATTCAAGTTCGTACATGAATTGGTCAGTCATTTGTTGCTCTTTAGTAAAGTACCATAGTCTGTGACCATTGTGCTCTACCCAAGTAACGTCATGTAAATCAAGACCGTTAATTTTACACTTTCTACGAGAAAGAGTTAAGTGATTACGGTGAGTTTCTGGGTAAGCGTACCCTTCACCAACTTCATCACCTAAAGAACCTTGTCCGTATGCAGAACCAATTACAGCAACTACACTTTGAGCTGAAATATCTTCAGAGTTTGTGTCAATTTGCTTAAAAGTAACTTCAGTGTATCCAGCAGAACCAGAATTAATAGTTCCTACAGAAGTAACTAAAGCGTTACCACCAGTACTAAATCTTACTACATCATTTACTGCAAGCATACAGAACTCACCAGCATCTGAATCAGAAGCAATATTAAGAGTAAATACATCTCCTGCAGTTTTAGTAGAAGTCAAACTAGTTGATTGAGTACCATCTAATTTTGCAGCAGCTTTATAGCGGTTCATTACTTTCCATTCGAAAGAATTACCACCGATTACTTTTTCACTAGCACCGAAACCAAGTCGTTCTAGTAAGTACGTCATAGAGTAGCGAGGGTATAATTCGATAATTTTACTCGCAATCTCAGGGTACTTTAGCATATTATTCACAAGGGAATTGTCCGATGTGTTATACGCAGGGTCATATTTTGCACTATAAACCTTCATTTGTTTTTATTTTTAAAATTAATTTAACTAATTAATTATACAATTATGATAAGAACGCTTTAGGGTCGAATCCTTCTGACTTCGTCTCGAATGAATTACTACTACGTGTATTCTTGCTCGGAGCTGTTATATTATCAAGAATAGACGATTTTCCTTGTTCAACGCCTCGCGTTTTCATCATTTTGAAAATCTTATCCTTGTTCTTCCAAAGAAACGCTGCCTCTGCTACGTTGGCATGAGTTTCAAATATTTCTTTAGAAAAATCTCCTTTTGTTATATAACTATATAATTCTTTTTTATCATCAACAGATACTTTACCTCCAAAGAACTCTTTTCTAGTTCTAATGTGTTTTTGCAAGTCTTTACGAGCTTGCTCTTGGTTTTGTCTCTGTTGTTTTTCAGCATTTTGCTTTTCTTCCCGTATTTTATTTCTTTCTGAACGAATATAATTTTGCAGTTGTTGTCTAATCTGCGTAGCTTCTCTTTTTATTAATCCTGCATCTTGCAGTCTTGTTAAAGTGTCAGCTATATATTCATCATCATAGTTTGCAGCTTTTAAATCAGCTTTAACTAAATCAACATCATCATTTTTTAAGAACTCTTGCAAGTTATTGATTGTGTCATTATCCTTTACAGGATTCTCCATCATTTCTTTAACTTGACTTACAAACTCTTCTTTTGTCTTTGCCTCTATATTAAATTCTTTACCAACTTCGTTCCAATCAAAAGATTGAGTAGTTTCTACTACGTCCCAGTCTTCTTCTTGCTTCTCAGGTGTATTAACTTCTTCAGACTTCGACTCAACTTCAATTTCACTCCAGTCAAATCCATCTGTATCCTCTTTTGGAGCTTCATCTCCCTCTCCTGTTTTTGTTTCCGTTTGTTCGGCAGTAACTTCTGCTTCAACTTTCGTTTCTTCAGGTGTAGGATTTTCTTCAATAGATTCTACTTCTTTAGCTGTTTCAGAAGATATAAATGCAGTAGCGTCAAAACCACTGTCTTTACTTTCTCCTTCAATTTGTTCAATAATATTGTTTTCGCTTGCCATTTTGCTTTTTTTTAATTGTTACAAAGATATTAATTTTATTTAGTTGTTTTATCTGATGTATTAGTGCGCTTTGCTTGATTAGCATTAAGCTGGTCTTGCATGTCTGCTTTTACAGCTTCAGTTCTTAATTTGTTTTCTTCTTTCATTCTATCAGAACCAGCTTTTTGTTCAGTCTGAATTTCTGCAACTTCAATTCTAGAGTCTGCAGCTATTTGAGCTACTTCAATTTTATTTTTAAGCTCAGCATTTTTAACTTGCATATCCATTTGCTTTTGTTGCATTTCTTGTTGTTGCATAATTTGTTGTTGTTGTGCTTGTTGTTGTTGCATCTGTTGTTGCATTTCTTTCATGCTATCTAACCCTCTTTCTAATACAACTTCAGCTTCAGACAGGCTATCAGCTTTTAATACTTTAATAGCATCTAAAAGTGATAAGTTTCCACTTTGTACTGCCTGTGCAGACATCTCTTGTACTGCTTTTCTCATAGCATCATCTTTACCAGAGTCGCCTAAGAATATCCCGTAATCATTTAAAGCAATGTCTGGTAACACGTTTAAAAACTTGTAACCACCATCGCCTAGAATATAACCTGCTTTTTTACCATCAGCCCAAGCAACTTTCATTAAATTACATAGTCTTGCAAATACCATCTTTTTAACTTCATTATGCTGGAAAAACCAGCCTTTAGTTGATAAAGAAGATTGTACTACAGAACGCTGAACATTTCCTACATACTCATATTGAGATATAGCTCCTTCTCTTTGAGGAGAAACACCAGATATTTGACCTGCTGTTTGTTCTAGCATTAACTTTAGGTTTATCAATTGCTGAACAGAATTAGATAAGGTAAAATCAACTTGTTGAAATTGATTAAACTTAGTAGCTTCCTGTCCCTCTTGCATACTATTAATAGGTATAACCCCATCAGTCTTTAAGTGATACATTACTGTTTGCATATCCATACCTATATTAGTAGGTAGTTGTGCAACATCATATATAACAGCTTTACCACCAGCTCTTGCCAGAGTAAGTTCTATATGGTAATGAACTATATTGTACATCATTTGCACATGACGTAGTAAATCAACCAAAGACTTACTATTACCTGTTGTATGATTATGAATACATCCAACATAAGAAAGTGGTGTAGTACCTGCATCATCCACAGAGCGAACTTGATTAGGGCGTCTACGACATTGGACATAAACTTGACCAGCAATTTCTGTAGCCTCCCAAATATCGTCAACATAAAGTTTTTCAATTTTTTCGTTTTTACGAGGCTTGTATCCATCATTAATTATTTTTTTAAATGGACTACTAGGGTCGTGTTTATTTTCTGATACTTTAAATTTTAATTCTTTTATAGATTTCCATTCAGCAGTAACAATGCGTAATCTTACACCTCTGTTTTCTGTATAGTCAACCCATTCAAATTCACTATTAAAGTTTGATAGCCCTTCATGGCTATTTATTTCTTTTAGCTCTTCTAATTTTTGTATATCAGCTGGCTCAAGGTATTCTCTAAACTCATCTATAGTTTCGTTTACTGTAAGCCATCTTTCTTCTGCTACCCACTGAGCATCTTCTGTGTAATCGCTTTGTATAGTTTTATCCCATATTAAAGTTCTAGGGTCTACTCTTCTTACATACGGGTCTCCATTTTTTACATAAACTTTATAAAAAACTTTACCAGTAACTAAGAAGTCACGAAGCCCTTCTCTAAATATATCTTTTACTCTATACTTATCAATTAAATAATCTAAACCATCTTGACAAACCTCTTCAATTAATTCCTTATATTCATAACGCATATATTCGTTAATATCGTCAGGAATAGGAATATTTTGATTTTCCATATCAGCCTTTACACCAAATTGTTTTTCAAATTCAGCTTTTACATCTTTAAGTAGGTCATTAACAACTAATGATACTTTAAAGTTTTCTTTTCTAAGGGCTGCTTTTTTATTTATAGATTTAACCTTCTTGTCAAGAGGTCTTTCAGAATCTTCATTAACTAATAAATCAATCTTGGTAGATATTAACGGAAAATTAGCCATTTGAGCAGGGTATGGTATTCCGTATTGGTCTGTTATGTATTCATAATCTTTTGTATTGATAAAGCCATTATATAAATTATAATTATGTATATCTTTATCTCTACCTGCTAATTTTGAATCATAACCAGTGGTTCTGTTACCAACATACTTTGTGATGGCTCTAAGATTGTCTTTGCACCACTCTAAATCTTTTTCGCTGTCAGATATTGCCTGACGAGGAAAAGAATAATTTTTTACTGCCATATTATTCTTGTTTATAAGGGATTAATCTACCATTTTCCCTCTTATAATAAACGAATCCTATATTTTTTCGTTCAGATTCTCCAAATTTAACACTTTTTTCATAAATGTCTATGTCATGTATAAGACACAAACCAAATGCAATTACACGGTCTGTATTACGCACTCCGTAGTTTGCTAATTCATCTAGCAAATCTATGAAATATATATCTTCGCAATTATCCTCTACATATTTTTGTAAATATTGCTCCATTACTGCTTTTGTATGTTTATTCATTTGAATACCATACCTGTTACGATTTACTGTTTTTGGCGAATGTGCAGCAGTAGGTCTTTCTTTCATCAACTTCATACCACCCATTCTTTTAAAATAATCTATAATACCAATTTTAGTAAACTCAATTAACATTTGTGCATTATAGTATACAGCAAGTTTAAGACATCCATCCCAGAACTCTTCTGCCGTTCTTGGTCGTTCTGTGTACTCAGCTACTACATAATTGCTTGCCATATCAGTACTATAGAACCTTCTATAGATAATAGCAGAACCTAATGAGTCTGTAGATGCCTGGTCTTGGTCATAGGAGTCAATACCCCCAATATCTAAACCTTTATACTCAGTCATAGGGTGGGCTAATATTTTATATGGCCCTTCTCTGTCTGGTATCCACTGAACTCGCATATCTTCACCATCCCACTCTAAATATCCTTTTTGAATTTGATTTTTAATAGTCTCACTAGATAGTATAGCACTCCTTTGGTCGTTAATCTTTGCTACATTAAACATAGAAGACTTTGTTTGCAAGAAAGCCTCTTCTACAGTTAATGGATAGTTTTGTATATGAAGATTAAAACCTTTTTGATTGTCTGATTTTTTTAGTTGCTCTCTTTCAGCCATCAATTTATCTTGTGCACCTTTCTCATCAGATACACCAGTCTTTAAATCAAAGAAACCATGGTAACATTGTGTAGCTGGAATAAACATAGGGATAAGATTAAACGCTTCAGCATTATAATACATATCCATAAAGTCTTTAGAAGATGTTTCTATATCACCCCCTGTACCACCAATAACAGGGACTCCAAACTGTATGTCCCCATCCATAAAACAAGCTTTAGATGACATATAAGCATTTAAGAGTTCTTTAAACTCCCCAGCCTCTTCAAATACCATAACCGATAAACGCTCACCTTTGAATACTTCAGGATTACTCATTGTACGGCAATGTATCACAGACTGAAAGCCTCCAATCTCCCATTTACCTTCTATGTTCTTTTTCTTATAACCAGAGCGAACAACTTCATCTGCATCTTTAAGAACAGAGTGTCTAAATATATTAGTCTGATTATATAAGCCTTTTTTAACCTTTTGAAAGAATGAGTCTGCTGTCACCTGAAGACCTGCTGCTATACCAACCTCATTAAACGGATAGAATGTAAATTCTTGAGCAAGCATACCAGAGTTCATATAAGAGAACCCTTTATCCCTTGCTTTAATAACAATCATACCTTTACCTTCATCCTTACATGTTTCGAACAGATTAAAATATTCTCTGTCCATATCTCTGTACCATGGAGCTATAAGAGTCTTACGACCCCCTTTCTCACCAGAGTTCCCTAAAATTTTATAAAAATTAAGATAATAATAATGTTTACCAGATATGGCATCCATTCCTTTAGGCTTATAACCTTCCTTACACCTATGTATCTGTTCGTCCCAAAATTCTCTATATGATATGCTGTCTGGATGTAAGTCTGGAACTCCTTCATGAATTATAGGAGCATATTTCTTTATATTACCCATTCTGATTTAATATGGACTGTTTCTTCTCTAGGTAGTTTAATTCACCATCTCCTGAAATCTTAGCCCTTGAGCCTCTTCTTTCAATAGCATCTAACAATTTCTGTCTTGTAGAAAGTATTTTATCTACACCAATCATTATCTTTTGCCAATCAACTGCATTATCTTCAGTGATGGTCACCTCCTTCATCAACCTGGTGTATTCATTAATCTTATCATTAAAAGCAATAAGCTGAGCATCCAAAGGGTCAAACTGCAGCTCCTTATACTTTCTAATCGCGCTAGCGATTTTTTGATTTTTTACACCCTTCCATCCATAATCATTAAACAGCGTACTGCTAATAACCCTCACTCTCTCGTCTTCCATAAAATGCCTATAGATACTATCGTAGTCGCAGAACAGCGCCACCCATAACATTCCTTTTAGCCCTAAGCTCTTCGACTCAATAACATCTCGGAACTCCTCAACTGCATAAATACTATCGTCCATGATAATACTACCAGTCTTGTCTAAATTTACTAAATACATTAATCTGCTTTTTTCAACCTTGTAATCATAATCATAGAAGGATGCTCTATATGTGAGATTGACTCAGCTACATGCTCCCCGTGATGGTCAATATACTTATACAAATACTCCACGGTCTTTCCGCCTTGTAATATATACTTATTCTCCATTACAATATAACCCCTATTTACATAGTCCATTATAATGTTATGCTCATCTACGTCGAAATACTTATCTCCCATTGCAACGTATCCAGAGTAACCATAAAACCTATCAGGTCTTATCAC